TTCGAGTATATCCAGTTCCCGCTGATGGTGCTGCATCACCAGTATTATTAGTTGGTGTAAATCCTTGACACAAATATGCTGTTCCTTGTGTACTTTGTAGTGAAAAAGCTAGTCCATTTAAAGTATCAGGAGCAGGAGGAACTAATTTACCTAATATAAAATTAAGTTCGTTGATTGAATCTTTTGTATGGTCTGTATTGCTTATCGTAAACGCTCCTGACTTAAATCCACCTGCAGGAGTTCCAATAACTTGATTACCGTGATATGTTGTGGCAGTAACGATTCCATTATAGTTAATCGACCCACCCCCGAAGTTCTCTACCCAAGGAGTAAGTAATGCAACAGTTGTTCCTATGCCGACACCTTGAGTGTCTCTCTCAGCGAACAAATGTCCATCATAAAAATTAATTGCTAGTTCTCCGATCTGCATATCGTCTAAACCAGGACGCTTGCCTGTGACTGCAGACCTTTTTAACTTAAAAGGAGTTGCCATTTATATACGGTATGTACCGATGTATGCAGTATATACTGCTGATTTATTTATTCAACTAGCGTTATTCCTTCTCGGACGATATTTGAATAAGTCTTTTGGTGGATCTGGTTCCATCCATTCTCTAATCTTTTGGTATTTCTCATATGAGAAAAACTCTTGATTTAAGTACCACTCTTCCCAAGGTTCGTGTCCTTTTCTCTGATTACAATCAGAGCAACAACAGACTACATTTTTTGTAAAGTCTGTTCCACCTTTTGACCTTGGAACAACGTGGTCGATTGTCAAATTATTACCATCACCACAATAAGCACATTTATAGTGCCATTTCTCTTTTACGTCTTTCCTCCATAATCTTTTTGCTTCTGCTGAACTTGTTGTCTGTAAGTTGTAAACATACGCTTTAGAAGAATGGAGAATGCTCATAAACTATTGTGAGTTATTTTTATTTATTGAAATAAAAAAAAGACCCTTTTTAGGGGGTCTTTGAAAAAATTTGGTTTTCTAATTATCCGATAGAAGGTGCTGTTAAAGCAACCTGTGTTGACTCAGCAGATGCTAGGTCTAATGGGAAGTTGTGTGCATTTCTTTCATGCATAACTTCCATACCCAAGTTTGCTCTGTTTAGAACATCACCCCATGTAGGGACGACTTTTCCGTTAGCATCCACAACTGATTGGTTAAAGTTAAATCCATTTAGGTTAAATGCCATTGTGCATATACCCATAGATGTTAACCATACACAAACAACTGGGAAAGTTGCTAGGAAGAAGTGAAGTGATCTACTGTTGTTGAATGATGCATACTGGAAGATTAATCTACCGAAGTATCCATGAGCAGCAACAATGTTATAGGTCTCTTCTTCTTGACCAAACTTGTAACCGTAGTTCTGTGACTCATTCTCAGTTGTTTCTCTTATTAAAGAAGAAGTAACTAGAGAACCATGCATAGCAGAGAATAAAGATCCTCCAAACATACCTGCTACACCTGCCATATGGAAAGGATGCATTAGTATGTTATGTTCTGCTTGGAACACGAACATAAAGTTAAATGTACCTGAGATACCTAAAGGCATACCATCAGAGAAAGATCCCTGACCGAAAGGATACACTAAGAACACAGCAAATGCTGCAGATACTGGAGCACTATATGCTACACAGATCCAAGGTCTCATACCTAAACGGTATGATAGTTCCCACTGTCTGCCCATGTAAGCAGAAATTCCAATAAGGAAGTGGAAGATAACGAGTTGGTAAGGACCACCGTTATAAAGCCATTCATCTACTGTTGCTGCTTCCCATATAGGATAGAAGTGTAGACCGATAGCGTTGGATGAAGGTACAACAGCACCAGAAATGATGTTGTTACCATACATGAATGAACCAGCAACTGGTTCACGGATTCCGTCTATATCGACTGGAGGTGCTGCAATAAATGCAACGATAAAACATGCTGCTGCTGCCAACAAACATGGAATCATGAGTACACCAAACCAACCAACATATAAACGGTTGTTAGTTGAGGTAACCCATTCGCAAAACTCTGGCCAACCTTGCAGTAGACCGCCTTGCTTTCTTGAAAGAGTTGTCATTAGGACGTTGTAAGTAGGACTCCTAGGGTAGAAGTGAAACTTATTTCCAGTAATCCCTCACTACTGGATAAAAGACGTAATTTATCCTCCCTATAGGTCTTGGTTGAAGGGGAGCAAATATGGCATTTGTCATCAAATGCTGATGTTATTTATATTAACATAACTTTACATAATTTGTCAACTCTATTCCCAATATTCATCTAATACTTCTAAAACATTACTTAATATTCTGTTTGCTGCACCACGTTGGCGATCATCCCACTCAGGATACCATGACTTTTCGTAGAGACCAGTTTTCATTCTCATGATTTTACTAGTCATGACAACTTTATTTAATCGTCCGTTCATATAGTAAATTTTATATCTACTATTTACACATAACCAATTAAATATTAAGTTTTAGAGTTCGTGTCTCCTGACAGAACCTTTTATATCATGTTCTTTTAAGAATGATTTGGCACCCCTTTGGGTATCAAAGTACTTAGCAAATCTTGGATCTAAATCCCATGATGTAGCAGATATAAGATACTCTGTTCTGCCATCAACCTTTCTAGTGACCTTCCAGATCACAGTATTTTCTTTATCTGTTGACATAATAATACTTATTGACTCTAATTATTTATCTGTTCTGAAGTACTTGTTAATGACATCTATTTGATCCTGATACTTAGCAATCATATCTAACTCTTGTTCGATTGCTTCTACAATATTAGAGTGTTCTCCAATACCTGCAGGATGCTCTAGATATATCTCAACATTTGCTTTGTGTTTAGCAATGTCTCCCTTTGCATGTGCTAGAAGTGCTCCAATTAATTGTTCTCTCATGTGTAGCATTTGTATAATTCGTATCTAAATTATATATTAGCATATGCTACCGATGGACTGCAAGCTATAGCAGCAAATACAAAGATTAACCACCATCCTTGGAGTAGATACTTAAATTTAAATGTCTTCATTGAATACCTGATCAATAAAATGAGGATGCTCCCTAAGGTAAGGGACATCCTCTTTTGCTTGTTGAATTGCTTCGTATGTTCCGTTTGCGTACTCGCAAATTTCTTGACGATGCTCATGGGCATCGTGATATCCAATTGTGTAATGAGAAAGGGGCATGATCTTTCAATCCCTATACTATACAACTAATTATAATACTACTTCCCTATAGTGTCAACTATGTGTGGAGTCAAGCACCTGATGGTGCAAAGGCAGGAATCATAATCCCACCACCACCTTCATCGTCATCGTCATCGTTTGATTGTGCACGTAGAAATAGTTCAAATAGAACTAGAACACTCATAGGATAAAAACACCATAGTATTGCTTTCCATATAGGAAATGATTCTACTGCTGTCAATTCCATCAAACAAATACACTTGTGGAAGTACTAGCAATAACTGCTACCATAAAAATATATGGTACAACTTTTAGTGGTATAGGATGTGTTCTCATTATACGTAACCTGGAATAAGTTGTCCTGTTGTTAAGTATGCTCCAATACCTGCAATGATACCTATCATTGCTAATCTGCCATTGAATTTCTCGGCAATGCTTTTCTGTTCGTTATCAGACATTAGAAGATACCTGGAATAATTTGACCTGTTGTAGCGTATGCTCCGATTGCTGCAACGAAACCAATCATTGCCATCCAACCGTTAAACTTTTCTGCTTCTGGTGTCATTAGAATACTCCTGGAATAATTTGACCTGTTGTTAGGTAAGAACCTAACGCTGCAATGATTCCTAGCATTGCCCATCTTCCATTTTGAAGTTCAGCGTTTTCATTCATTGTTCTTAGATTAAAGGGATAGAATTTAAAGAGACCTTGTGCCGACTACACAATGCCTGGAATTACCCATCCGAAGACGGTGTAGTTAAAGATTGCTGCAAAGAATCCAATCATCGCTAGGCGACCATTGGTTAATTCAGCACGTTGCCAGTAATTACCTTCGTTTATTACTTCTATGGGTGGTTCGATAGAAAAGATATTCTGTCTACCACCGTCTTCAGTAGTAACATACCTCTTGGTTCTGGTAGTTGATGAAGTCATGTGTCGTTTTGTTAAGAAACGTTACACAATTATATAGTAAATATTAACATTTGTCAAGTAAGGTGTGTCAAATCTGTGACTGTCTTACGATTTCTTTATGATTGCTATAGGTTTTACTTATGTAATCCTCATGATGTAGCACAGGGCAAGGTACTTAGATCTAATATCAATAGAATCTCCACTACCTTTTGCTTGTATAGTTATCCCTGTTGAATTGCTATCTACGCTAAGTCCAGTTGTTTTACTATTAGTATCACCTGTACTGTTTACGTTACCATCACTACCTACACCAACGTTTCTAGGTTCAGCATAAGTAGCTCTACCCACACCATCAAGAGTAGTATGAAAGTGACCTGGATCAGTAACACCATGACCATGACCAGGATCAGTTAAATCATGGTTGTGTTCTGGCATCTGTCCTTCAGTTAAAGTAATACTATTATTACCAGCATCATCATTGTAAGATGCTGTTGACGATTTAGTACTACTACCTACACCTAATACAAATCTATCTCTTAGATCAGGTGTTCCATTATCGCCATCACATATTGCCCAGTTTGTTAATTGTTCTGCTGCAGCAACAGATCCAGACCACATTATAATACCACCTACTGGTACAAAGGAATTTGTTAAGTTACTAGTAAGAGAACTAGCATCTAACTCGTTGTCTCCTATCGCTTCTTTTGGTAATTTATAAACCATTATAATACTCGTATAATAAATGCTAATGCATAATATGGAGGTAGAATACTAAATGCTGTATTCATTGCACCACCTTGATCTCCTGTAACACCAGTAAGATCATGATCATGTGAAGCATCCATACTAAAACCAGCAACAGGACTATTGGAAGAACTTTCTGTTATGTTATTGTTTCCATCCAATTCTTTTGTGAATACACCACTACAGGTTCCTTGTGATCTAAAACCTTCACCTATTCTTCTAACATCACCTGTTATAGATTTAGTGTCAACTGATAAAGTTCCTTTAGTGTGAGTGTGACTTGGTAGGTTTGCTGTTCCTAAAAGTTTAGTTGATTCACCACCTGTAACATCTGGATTGTATGTACTACCTGCACCAATTATAAACTTATCTCTTAGGTCAGGTCTACCTGATACCCCATCACATAACTCCCATGCAGTAAGGTTGGCAATGTCTGCAACACTACCTGACCACATTATAATACCACCGACAGGTACTAAAGCATTCTTTACATCATCTGCAAGTAGTGATTGAGTAACGTTCGATGGTTCAATTGCATTTGTTGGTAACTTATATACCATTGTCTGAACCTATTTTATTTCTATTTATCTTTCTTATCAAAGATAAAAGGACCATGCTCAGATCCCCAAACTTGTTTACCATTTTTATCAATACCACCATCAATAACCACATAGTAATTAGGTCCTAACTCTACTCTACTAACAAGTTCAGCACCCTTTACTGTAACACCAGGTTTATTGACTCCTCTATAAACGTCTCCCATCTTCTGAAAGATTAAATCATTGACAGGATTCTGTACTAAGATAACATCACCTTTAGGAACTATGACAATATCTTTTGATCTATATGGTTCTTCCTCATGACTATATCTTTGCTCACAATGAAAAGAAAACTCACCAGTTCTCTGATGAGATAAAAATATATGGGCAAACGATGTAGGGTTTGAAGATGCTTGTGCCCAGTTGTCATACTCACCTTCAAACCATTCTATAAATTCCACTAGAATATAAACGTAACAATAAAAGCATAACCTATCAGGAGAGCACACATACCACTCAGTACCTTATAGTATTTCTTTATAGGTGTACCGAAGTATTGTTGACCAATCATCAAACATTTATGTGCTGGTGATAGTAAGTAACCTGAGTATTCAGTTGCTAAGAACCATACCAAATACTGTTGACCAAATATTAACACTAATGCAGAAGTCATACCTGCATACTTACCTGATGATCCCATAATATATGCTGCTATCATACCAACGATAGTTACAGGTATGATCATAGTTGGATCTGCTGACTTAAGATATACCATAACAGGTTCTTTTATCATACCAACTACACCACCTAGTGCTAAAACTATTGTAGATATAATTGCAAACTGTTTATTAATATACTTACCCCATCTCCAATCTTTACATAACCATGCATAGTAACAACACATAGCAGCAAACCAAGGGAAAAATAATATAGCACCTGCCTTACCTACACATAACAAGAACCATATTGTTGCTATGAAAGGTGCCCAACCTCTTAATGCACTTCTCCAGTTAAACTCTCTAACACTACCAAGAGATGGAACAACACTATAAGGATCTACTCTAGTAAAAATAAACCACCATGTATATCCAAGACATATAAGGAGAGGTATAAATGTATAACTTAACATCTCTCTATAAGTTATACCCAATGCTGCCATGGGAAGAATGATTGTCTTCTCTAATGGTGACCACCAATAGTAATGGTGTGTTGATAAGTAATCTATAATTCCATAGTTACTTCTATCTCTTTTAGTAGGTGGTGCAATAGCATCCAGTAGTGGTGCTGACAATGCAACTCTACCTGGTATAGGTAGTACTCCACCAAAAATAGAAGTAACAATAATCATCAAACGATTATCTTTTATATACTTCTTCGCTAAAGAATAAACATCATCGAGAACTCTATACTCTCTGATATATCCTCCAAGAATCATAATACCAAAGATGTAACCCATGTAGAGTTCTTTCTCTGCTATTGATTCAAGAATTTTGATCATAATAAATTAAATGATATTATAGTCCTAGGGACTTCTGATTTATTTATTGGTGCTTCGTGAAGCACAAAAGCAGGGAAGAGAAATAGATCTCCTTCTACTGCATTAGGTCTAAAGATCTGATGCACCTTATCATTAGGTGCAAAGAAAGGTCTATAGAATGTAGTTGATTGATGAAATTCTGGATTGAAATCAGCATAGAATACTGCTGACCAACCATCATACCCATGATCATGTGGGGTGTGATAACCGTTCTTATATGATGTCTGATACCATAACCTAGTAACTCTTTGAACTTTTAACTTCTTATGTAAAGGTTCCAGATATGGATGAAGCATATTGAGAAACTCAATGTGTTCATTATAATCAAAGTCATCCCAATAACTTGTGGTAATACAGTCATCAGTATTCTTAGATACTCTTTCTGGAGATTTTACTCTAAGATTAGAAAGGACAGACCCTTTACGGTCTGCCCATTCTTTTATATGAATATGATGATGTGGTATTTCAAACATTATATACTAGGGGTAAACCATATAATCAAGAAGATCAACTTCGACTCGATCTAAGATGACATTGTAATCATCCTCTGGATCTTGATATAACTGAAGACCTCGATCTTCGTAATATCTTGTTAGTTTCTGATACAGTTTAGGATATTCCACATCAAGTGAAACGTTTCCTTCTACAGCATCATGAAGTTTAGGCAGTTCAGATTTGAACTTGGAATAGAACTTTGTACTAGACATAGTTTTATTATAGACAGATAGAGTTTACTATAAAAATACAGGTTTGTCAACCGAACTCTTCTGTACGATAACGAGACAGAAACTCCTCTATTATTCTTTTTTGGTGTTTGTCGTTCATCGTACTTCAAAATCAAGTTTACGAACTCGTCGTTTACGACGGCTCTCTTGATATGCTAGATCACTATCAGTTAGAAAACTGTGATCCTTAATACTTTCATCAGGGTTGACTATAATGACTTTACTTAAGTCAATAGCCGAGATTATATCATCTGACAACACCATCCTATTAGAACATCCACAGCACTGGGTTTTGCTCGAACTAACCAATTCTTTATTACACTGAATACATCTTACTATCATCACGGTTCATCCTGTTAATACTTATTTATTAAATGTTACTGTGGATACTCAAAGTAATCTTTTCGATAATACCTACCGAGTATATTACTATTATAATATGCAGGAGTACCATCTGCAAAACTCTCTGTTAGTACACTATTTTTAAAAAGTAACTTCGTTTCTTCGTAGTTTGTCTTTCCTAGTGTAGTATGTAAACTTAATATTTCTCTTTTAAATTTATCTTTACCATACTTATTAAGATCTTCTTTTAATTCTGGACATGATCCATAATACTTTTTCCAATCAGATTCTTGTTTAGATCTTCTGGTATGTCCCTTCTTCTTTCTGAAACTCCAGAAGTACTTTCTACCAATGTATTTCTTAGATATAATTGTATTTGTAATTAAATAAACAAACCCATAGTAACCATTGATGCTATCACAATCAAAGATTTTACCATCATACCACCATGGATTATCGTACATAATAACTCTATCACTGTGATTATTTAGCTCGTACTACTCCACCTGTCTTGGTTTCAAGTAATTGAACTGCAATCTCATCACGAATTTGTTGTTTTAATTCTTCTTGAAAATCTTTATCTAACTTATCTTTTACTCCTGTGAACTCTACCCAACCAAGGACACCCCACCAAAATATTGCAGTAGCACCACCAATGATTGCAAGAACATTAGTTACCTTTTTCATTTGACCAACAGTTATAAAGAAAATTAGAATACATTCTTTCTTTCATTTGAAAAGTATCTATCATGTATTCCCAGTTGTAATTATGTAGGTCGTATTGGAATAATAAATCTTGACTTCTCATTGAAGCATACTTCCAGAAAGGTGTATCATAATCAGAACCATTCCTATAGTGTAGGTTAATAAACATTATACATTCTTCAACTAACTTCTTAAACCTAGGGTTAGGGTTTATACCCTTACACATAGCATCCATGATTATATTATTAATAAATCCATAAGCACCTATAGAGGTTGACTGAAGAGGTTCAAAGAATAATGCCCTGTTACCATTGACAAATACATTACCGTTACTATTACATATACTGGGGGCATGGTAACTTTCAAAGTTATAATGCCTAAAGTTTCCTGGACGGGAACTATACCGTGGCTTATATCCATCTATACCTTCATCAACTATCCTTTGAATATCAGCAAATGCTTCTTGTTCTGTAGTGATCTGTTCATTAAATAGATAACCAAAACTGACTCTATTGCTCAGAGGAATGCCGAACATCCAACCATTCTTGTGAGCAATATGATAACTATAGTCCCATGGTGATGGTTCCATAGAGTCAAATACTATGGCACGATTCACATGGATAGGCAATGAATTACCTGTAATCTTATTAAATCCTCTACAATCTATAGCATAATCATACCATCTATTACCAATAATTACTTGATCTCCTTCACCATTAATACCATGAACTGTACCGTGTAGTTCCTTAAAGTTAGGATATAGTTTCTTCAATCTAGGTATTACAAAAGCTGCAAGTTCATTGGTATTAAAATGTATGCCATGAGAACCTGCAAAGAATGGTACAAACCCATCACCTTTCCAGTTCTTAAACCTAACTCCAAACTTAGCAGTAGCATCAAGGTCATGTCTATTCTCAGCATGACTATACTCTATGGTTCCAAGTGAGGCAGGGAAATTATATAAGGTTGCTTCACCTACACCTAGTGGTGCTATATCTGGATCATGGATGAGTTCTATCTCTGCTTCATCAGGCAAACCATAACATAAATCAAGGGCAGTCAGCAAACCTGCTGTACCTGCACCTACAATAGCAATCTTCATTTCTTTCTGTGTTCTATATCATATGTAAGGACAATCTTCTTCCAATGAAGACCAGAACTATCAGCACAATCTGATCTTTCCATCTCTGCTCCTAACTTATCAGCAATATTTGAGATCTCTTTTACAAGATCATTTTCAGTTGGGTCGGGTGTAAGAGTAACTTTCATGATTAACCTTGAATAAGTGTACCAAAAGATCTACGTATTTCACGTAGGTCTTCAAAATTCTTCTGCTTAGTTCCTCCATCATATGCCCATGCATATCCTTCAGTGATCATTTTTTCGTTAAGTGATAAAGCATCATCGCCAATGTATAACCAACCAAGCAACCTACCATACTTACCCACGCCACCTTTAAGTTCAGTTCGTATAGTGAGTTCATCATCGCCATCAATTGCTCCTTCTAATTTATCTTTTAACCAATTAGTTGCATCTATTCCCAGTGCCTTTTCTTCAAGATCCCTTGTCCTCTTCTCTGGGGTGTCCACTCCTGCAATCCTTACTCTCTCCTTCTTGTAAAGGTCGAACCCTAGATCTATCGTCACATCTATCGTGTCTCCGTCCAGTACCTTGTTTATCTCTGTCACTCGGAAGTTGTAACAACTCTTCCGACTTGGTGGGATCATTGCACCCATGGTCATACTCCGTAAGTGTATTATTTAGCATTTCTTCAATGGGGGTTCTATCCCTCTCGGACTTCCACTCCCTTGTCCTCTGAATCATCTCGTTCGGACTCATGCTTATTAATATAGGGGTTAGGATACCAATCATCGTACTTAAAAATCCAATAAATTACTATTGCTACACAAATTAATAGTATAGCACACATTATATTAATTGACCATACTACAGTTTGCATCTTTTACTTTAGCAGCGTCCCAATGTCTAATGACCCCACTAATAATAAAACAATTAGTAACGAGGTAACTAACAAAAATAAAGCTACGAACGATAGCAACGATATTGTCGTATCTTCTGGTGGTTTCATCATTAAAACTCCCTAATGCATACTTCCATATTTTCCATAGTTTAATCATTTGGAAGTTCCCAAATCCTCCCTTCCATAGTTTTGTTTCTTATTATTATTCTATTGTTCTCATAGTCAGCACAGAACTCTAGGATGTCTTCATGACCCCAACACATCTCACCATAGAGTGCATTGAGTTTTGACATGTCTTGCCACAAGTCGTTTGGTACATTATCCATGTCTCTTAAAGAACTCCTTTAATGTAGTTTGATATCCACGACCAACAGGAGGTTCTTTAATCCCCTTCATCCTCTTGTAATCGTTGTGCATCGCTCCTAGTATCCATGCCTGTGCTAGTTGATTCGGTCCTTCTTTCAACAATTGGATTTGATATTTCGAGAGACCAGCTTTCATCTCCAAATACTCCTTTCTCCAAGATGTGTGGGGTGCGTTGAGTGTCATTTTCCTCCCATTGTTGTAAAATTTGATCTGTTTGATAGTCAACATCTCTCATGGTGTTTTCTATTTTAACATTAAACCACCACTTTTTCAAGTAAGCAATGAATCCAAGTGAGAAATTCTTGACAAACCAATTAGGTTGCTTCTTTGCCCATCTCTCTGCCTTAGCATACCATGGGTCAACTCCCTTACCAAATTGTTTCTCAAACTCAATTTTCATATGGATATGGTAGATTCTTTTTATCTAGTTCAAGTTTCAATTGACGTTCACATTCAAACTCAATTGTATACACTGCATCTTGAAGGTATTTCTCAAACTCATTGTCTTCAAAGAGATCATGAAGATGTGCAATGTGTTCAAGTGCAAACATTAATTTAGTTTGTTGATTCATTTTCATCTTTTAACCAAATAGGTACATAAACAAATAGTAATACACAAAACCAAAAAGTAATAAAGGCAGCAAGACCAACAAACTTTTGGTTCCATGGTGTGAATATCCATCCCCATACAACTGCATTAGTCCACACCCAATCTAATGCAGAATGAAACTTCTTCCAACTATCACCAAAATTTTCAATGAGTTTGTCTCTCCATTTAGCAAAGAGAGGTGATTGATGTCTCATAATAACGAAACCTTCGTTGAGAACCATCAACCCAAATCCAGTCCAAAATATAAAAATCATAGTTTGAATCCAGAGAACGTATTCTTCTTAACGTCCTGTTTTATACCACCAACAACATAAGATTCTACCTCTGTCTCCTGTGGTGCTACTTGTAATCCTTTAGATGATATCCAATGAGCAGTCCATGGTAATGGATTGTTCTTAGCAGGTACATCATAGATTGGTTTAATACCTATCGCTTTCATACGACGATTGGCAATCCATTCAACATACTGATGAAGTAATTTATCATTCAATCCAATCATAGTTCCTTCTTTAAACAGATAGTTTGCCCATGCCTTCTCTTCATCTACACACTTCTTGAACATTGCAATTACGTTCGCTTCTTCTTCTCTAGCAATTTCTGCAAATTCTGGGTCATCACCGTCACGCCATTTATTAAGGATGTTCTGCGTGATAACAAGATGTTGGTTTTCGTCTCTGGCGATGAGAGAGATAATTTTAGCGGATCCTTCCATAAGTTTGAGTTCGCCAAATGCAAACGAGCAAGCGAACGAGACATAAAAGCGGATACCTTCGAGGATGTTGACATTAGCAATAGCACGATAAAGTAGACGTTTAAGATGCTTCATTTCATAAGAAGCAAGGAAAGAACCTTTACGGTCATCCTTCCATAGGTTACCTGTATCCCATTCATGTGCAGCATTTATGAAAGTATCGTAAGAATCTGTCACACTTGCTGCCCTTTGTAAAATATTAGGATCAGTTAAGATAGTATCAAAAACTTCTCCTACATCAGGGTATACATTTTTAATTATGTATGTATAAGATCTTGAATGTATCATTTCCATGAACGACCAACACTCCATACATGCTTCTAACTCAGGTAAAGAACAGTATGGTAAGAATGCCATACCAGGTGCTCTACCTTGTACAGAGTCAAGCATGATCTGATACTTCAAGTTAGAAGTAAAGATGTGCTTTTGTTCTGGTCTTAAATCTTTGAAGTCACCAAAATCTTTCTGTAGAGATACCTCCTCAGGTCTCCAGAAATATCCTAACTGTGTCTTTGTAAGACGTTCAAATATAGGATACTTATACTCGTCATATCTTTGTACTCCTAATGGTTTACCAAAGAACATAGGTTGTTTCTTGGTGTCATGGGGTTCAGTATTAAATACTGTCATCCCACTTAAGGTATTAGATTGCACAGGCTTCACACTCCTCTGATGTTTCTAGTTCTGCTAATAAAGATTCTACGTTGCTCTTTGGTTCTGATAAGTTTATTGGTTCTTCAATTTCATCACTCTTCATATCATTAGTGTTCTGATAATAAGATGTCTTCCAACCATACTTGTAAGTGGTTAAAAGATCTTGTGCCATTTGTGACACAGGTACTTCATTGTCTGGATAGTCAGCAGGATTATAACTCCAGTTACCAGAAATTGCTTGGTCAAAGAACTTCTGCATTACTGCTACAACATTTATATATCCTTTGTTGCCTTTCATCTCCCACAAGAGAGTATAGTTGTTCTTCAAAGACCCATAAGACGGAACAATCTGCTTAAGAGGTCCTTTCTTTGACTTCTTAATGGACAGATAATCTCTTGGTGGTTCGATTCCATTGGTTGCGTTTGACACAACGGAACTGCTCTCTGATGGCATCTGTGCTGACAGTGTGGAGTGCCTAAGTCCGAACTCCTTAATGTCATCCCGTAAAGAATCCCAATCATAGTTGAGGTTGTTTGGTACGATGTCGTCTACATCTTTTTTGTATGTATCTATTGGTAGAATTCCATCAGCATACTTAGTTCTTGAGAAGTTACCACATGCTCCCTTCTCTTTTGCTATCTGATTAGATGCTTTAAGTAGGTAGTATTGGAATGCTTCAGTCAAATCATGTACTAACTGCCATGCATTTGGATCCTCGTATGCAACCCCTTGTCTTGCCAAATAATGTGCTAACCCTATGAAACCTATACCAAGTGATCTTCTCGTCTTTGTAGCGGATTCTGCTGCTGCCACAGGGTACTTTTGATAGTCAATTAATTCTTCTAGTCCTCTGACAGATAAATCACATAGTTCTTCTAGGTCATCTAGTTTAGTTAACTTACCTACATTGATAGCAGATAGTATACACAATGCTATTTCACCCATTTCATCATCTATGTGATCAACTGGTTCAGTAGGTAGAGTAATCTCCTGACAGAGGTTACTCATACGTACTGTATCTTTAAATGAACTATGACTATTACAATGGTCAATGTTCATGATATAGATACGACCTGTCTCTGCTCTCTCCTTAAGGATTGCTAGAATGAGTTCTTGTGCAGTAACAGTTGTTCTCGGAATACCCTCCGTCCGTTCATATTGCTCGTAGAGTCCGTCGAATCTGTCAGTACCAAAAGCGTCATAAAGACCAGGAACGTCGTGAGGACTGAATAAACTAATATTCTTGCCTTCAATGAACCTTTCATAGAATAATTTAGATAGTTGTATACTGTAGTCGAGTTTTCTTACTCGGTTGTCTTCTGTTCCTTTGTTGTTTTTGAGGACGATGATGTCTTGGATTTCCTGATGCCAGATAGGAAAGTGGACAGTAGCTGACCCTCCTCGGATGCCGTTTTGCGTACAGCACCTAACAGTTGCTTCAAATTTTTTGAGGAAGGGGACCACACCTGTGTGTTGAACTTCTCCGCCACGGATTTTGCTGTTGATGCCCCTGATTCTGCCCGCGTTAATGCCGATACCAGCACGTTGTGCGACATATTTGCCAATAGCCATATCAGAGCTAAAGATACTATCGAGGGTGTCATCAATATCAACCAGAACACAAGATGCAAATTGACGAATAGGTGTCCTGACCCCTGCCATGATGGGGGTGGGGATGTTGAGCTTGTGCTTGCTGATTGCGTCGTAGTATCTTCTGACATAATTAAGCCTCTTTTCTTTAGGGTAATTTTGAAATATAGTCAAGGCAATCATGATGTACATGAATTGAGGTGTTTCGTATGCTTGCCCTGTGCTTCTATCTTGTACAAGATATTTATCTACAACTTGTCTCAATCCAGCATAAGTAAACAAAAAGTCACGATCATGATCTATAAATGTGTTGGCCTTATCAATTTCTTCTTTAGAATACTTAGTAAAAATTTCCTTATCATATACATCATAACTTGTACATCCCATAATTTGACTCTCTAGATGAGGAAGTTCCCTTATCTTTCCATAGAGACTTTTTCTCAGGGAGAATAAAAGCAATCTAGCAGCAACATACTGGTAGTTAGGATTATCTAAATCAATTAAATCACTAGCAGACTTAATAAGAATCTCTTGTATCTCTGCTGTGGTAATTCCATCATAGAATTGAATACCAGATTGTATCTCTACCTGACTCGCAGAGACCCCTGCAAGACCCTGTGTTGCCTCATCCACCATCTTATGCATCTTTTCTAGGTTAAGGGCCTCAGTCCCTCTTCCATTTCTTTTTTTAACTTTAATGCCGTTGCTCATATGCGTTTCCAAGTGTTAAATTGAAGTTTTGCTTTTAGTCCATTGTATACATTTGATTCTACTATACTCTGAACATCATGTCCAGCAAGAACCATATCATTTATGTCCTTTTCCTTTATATTGTTTGGCCAGATGACAACGGAATCTCCTTTGGCAATGGTGCTGGAGATTCTTGCCGTAATTTCTTTAGACCTTGGTTCGTTATCATAAACCCAAACAGGAGTGCTAACACCCCACTTCCCAACATCACCGTCTGCACCACACATAGCAATGCTATTGCGTATGAACGTTGAGTCGAATGGACCTTCTGTAACGAAGACTGGAGCTCCTCTTCTGATCGTATCCAGTCCGTAGATCTTTGGTGCGTCATCATAAAAAATGGTTGTAATATATTTAACAGAGTTAGAATTTAGAGCTCTGCCCTGAACCCCAACTAAGTTCTTTTCATAATATAAGGGTATAATTATACGTGGATGCTCCTTAACATCCATACTCTGCTTATGAGATTTAAGAAACTCTACAAACCTTTCTGCATAATAAAACTTAGTAGGATCTAACTTACGTTTCTCCAAATAAGTTCTACTAACATCTACAGTAGATGCTAAAGGAAGGTCTATACTAGTCTTAAACTCAGGTTTATCAAACTTAAAGACAGGTTCCTCTACTACAGTTCCCCTACCAGTGGTTCCCTGTTTAAATCTTTCAAAAACATATTGTTTATGAATGACAGGATCTATCTCCTTTAAGAAGTTACTAAAGGTCATAGAAGCACCACAGTTGTGACACCTAAAATTTACATCTGCTTTTATTGTATACAGATATCCTCTAGTCTTGGTCTTATTTTTCTTTGAGTCGCCACAAATAGGGCATCTGAAATTATAAAGATCAGACTTAACCCTTTTAAACTTTATTAACCTAGAAGATACTAATCCAATATATTTGGAATCAATTAGATTCATTCACAAGGATTACTCTTTAGATATCATACCTGTTTGAGGTGCTGGTGTCAAGAAGGTTCCAACAACTCTCTGTCCAATTGGTGATACTACAAAACTAATGATGGCAATAGCACCAGCAATAGTCCACATCTTCATTTCTATCTTTCTAATCTATCATCTACCTTGCGAATATCTCTCT